ACCAACTCCAACGCAAGTGCTATGGTATGGAACTTGACCCCAAATACTGCCAAGTGATTGTAGACCGAATGCATAAGCTCGACCCCTCGCTTGAAATCAAAATAAACGGCAAACCATATGGACAGGACTGAACAACATAAAAAGGCAATGCTTGATGCACTTGAGAAGTCATTAGGCGTTGTTACGGCAGCCTGCAAGACGGTAGGCATAGGCCGCACCACTCACTACCTATGGATGGATACCGACCCTGAATACAAAGCAGCAGTCGAAGAACTATCAGACGTAGCCATTGACTTCGCAGAGAGCCAACTGCACAAGCAGATAAAGGAGGGCAACTCAACCGCCACCATCTTCTTCCTAAAGACCAAAGGCAAGAAGCGTGGATATGTGGAACGCCAAGAGGTGGACGTGAACACTGGCAAGTTATTCCAAATCGAAGTGCTTGGCTCTGATTCAGACCAATAAGGTATTCAACCACCTCAAGCGCAGCGACAAGAAGATAGTCGTTGAGCAGGGCGGTACTCGTAGTGGGAAGACGTATAACATCCTGCTATGGGTGATTTTCTATTACACGGAGCGAGAAACGAACAAGACCATCACCATCTGTCGCAAGACCTTCCCGTCCCTGCGTGCTTCGGTGATGCGTGACTTCTTTGAGATACTGCGTAGCCACGACCTGTACAACGAGAACTACCACAACAAGTCAAGCCACGAATACTACCTCAACGGCAACCTCGTGGAGTTCATCAGCCTCGACCAACCGCAAAAGATACGAGGCCGCAAGCGTGACCTATTGTACATCAACGAGGCCAACGAGCTAACGTACGAGGATTGGCAGCAGCTCATCCTGCGTACCGAAGGCAGGGCCATCCTTGACTACAACCCTTCGGATGCGTTCCATTGGATATACGATAAGGTGGTTCCTCGTGATGACTGCGACTTCTACCAAACCACCTACCTCGATAACCCGTTCCTTGATGCGGGCGTAAAGGCGGAGATTGAACGCCTGAAGGAAACCGATGAGGATTATTGGCGCATCTATGGATTGGGTGAGCGTGGTATGAGCCGTGCCACCATCTTCCAGTTCGGAACGATGGACGTGCCTGAGAACGCAAAGCTCTTGGCCTATGGCCTTGACTTCGGCTTTACCAATGACCCTACCGCATTGGTAGCAGCATACGAATCACAAGGGAACCTATACTTCGATGAGCTCGTATACCGCACAGGGATGACCAACAACGACATCGCCAACCTATTCACCTCCCTAAGCATCGACAGAAGGAGCGAGGTGTATGCCGATAGCGCAGAGCCTAAGTCCATCGAGGAGCTATATCGCAGGGGTTTCAACATCAAGCCCACCACCAAAGGCCCAGACTCGGTGAACGCAGGAATCGACATAATGAAACGCTACAAGCTATTCATTACACCACGCAGCACCAACCTCGAAAAGGAGATGCGCAACTACAAATGGGTGGAGGATAAGAACGGCAACCTGTTGAACAAGCCAATCGATGCTTTTAACCACGCTATCGATGCTGCGAGATACGCTATCTTTAGCAAGAAAAACAATCCCAACTTCGGGCGATACTCAGTACGATGATTTTTGTAGCAGGCCAACAGGGTGGAGTGTTCTACCACCGACTCCAGATACCATACGAAGACCTGCTAATGCGGGGCTTCTTAGTCAAGTTCGGGCAGCTTGATGAGATTGACAAGTACAAAGATGTGATGACTCACCTCGTGGTCAATCGTGGCGTAAGCTCAAAGAACCACCGTGCGTTCAAAGCGATGCTGCTGAAGAACAACATCAAGCTCATCCTCGATCTCGATGACTGGTGGTCGCTGCCCCGCAGCCACGCAAATCGCAGCAATCAAAAAACGCAGGACATCATCTGGACTATCAAGATAGCCGATGAGATACACACCACCAACGCATACCTCGCAGAGAAGATACAGAAGGAGAATCCGTATGTACCCATCTGGATACTGCCTAACGCCATCGACACCCGTAGGGGTCAATGGGAGGACATCGAGAAGGAGGAGGGCTTTAACGTGGGCTATATGGGTGCGCTACACCACGATGAGGACTTGGCGTATAATCGCATCAATTTAGGCGGGATGAACTCGTACTGCATCCCATACTACAAAGAGCGTCTAAACGCCTCTAATGAGTTCGAGCGGGCTGATTGGTCTGACTACGGCAAGCTATACAAGAAGATTCACGTCAGCATCGCCCCGCTTGCCCCCAGCGCATTCAACCGATGCAAGTCCAACCTCAAGGCTATCGAGGCTGGCTTCACCAAGACGTGCATCATCGCACAGGATATGCACCCCTACACGCCCTTCCTAAACGAGAGCAACGCCATCCTTGCCAAAGGCCCAGCCGATTGGGAGGAGCAACTCAAGAACCTCGACCCTGAGCGTTGCAAGGCGTTAGCCGAGCAGCTTCACAAGGATGTGCAGTTCTACTCGATTGAGAATATCAACAACACCCGCCAACAATGCTACGCACAATAAGCGTCCCCACCGTATGGGCTGACATCAAGCTCAAAGACTTCCAAAGGTTTATGGGTGCTAACCCTACCGATGACACCGCTGAGGACTTGGCACTCGCTATCTTCTGCGGTATCGACAAGGATGAGCAAGCATCGTTCCCCGTCAGTGAGCTGGAGGACATCAAGACCATCATCGCAGGGGTGTTCACCGAGAACCCACCGCTCCAGCGGTTCGTGACCATCGGTGACAAGAAGTACGGATTCCATCCCAAGCTGGAGGACATCTCGCTTGGTGAGTTCGTGGACTTGGAGGAGTATATGAAAGACCCCATCAAGAACGCCCACAAGTGGCTTGGCATCCTGTACCGCCCTGTGGTAAAGGAGCAGTATGGTCGGCACGAGATAGAAAAGTACCACCCAGACAAGCACGATGGAGCAGCATTCGAGGACATCACAATGGACATTGTACAAGGTGCGCTGCTTTTTTTTTATCGTTTAGAGATAGGACTGCAAATGTCTTCTCTGACCTATTTGAGGCAAGTGGCGAAACAAGAGAAATCCTCGATGCAAGAACCGCCTTCGGAAAACGATGGGGATGGTATGCAGTCATCCATCAACTCGCTGCGGGGTCTGTACAAAATCTTGAAGCGGTAACCGACCTACCTCTGTACCAATGCCTGATGTGGGTGACCTACGAAACCGACAAGGCGAAACTGGAGGCCCAGCTCTCACGGCAGAATAGCCGTTAAGGGGTTTTCTATTTATGAAGTACGGCTACTATCAGGTATGCGAGGCTCTGCAATCAGCAGCCGAATCCGCATCGTATGTGAACTCGGTAACGTGGGGCAACATCTTTGACGTGGATATGCGTAAGATGACCCTATTCCCTCTGTGCCATATCCTCACGGGAACGGCAGACATCCAAGAGCGCACGGTGACCTACTCGATTGACGTGCTGGTGATGGACGTGGTGGACTACTCCAAGCAAGACCCGAACGTAGAACCCTACTCGTTTGAGGGCGTAGCGCAGAAGCAAGACATCTACCACCGCAGCCTGTTCACGCTCCAGCAGATGATAGCCTCCCTCCGCAGGGGTGACCTTTACTCTGATGGCTTCCGACTTGTCAACGACCCCACCTGTGAGCCGTTTGATGAGGACTTCGAGAACACGCTCTGCGGGTGGAAGGCCACGTTGCAAATCGAAACGCCCAACCCGACCATCATCTGCTAAATGGCTCAGGGTAATCCAAACCTCAAAAAAGCGGAGAATACCCAGCTTGCTCTTGAGAAGTTTGGGAAGTACCTCGTTGCTGAAAGCCGCAAGAACCTAACCCGCAAGAAAAAGAACGTCACCAATAACCTCTACAACTCGCTCGACTACAAAGTGACCACAGGCCCTAATAGCCTCGACTTTGACTTCTTGATGGCTGAGTATGGTGAGTGGGTAGATAAGGGACGTAAGGCAGGGAAAATGCCCCCATTCGGCCCCATCTATGCGTGGGTTGCTCGCAGGCGTTTTCAGTTCCGTGATAACAAGGGCAAGCTCCTTTCGTATGCTGAGACCGCTCGCAAGGTGATGATAAAGATTAAGGCCAAAGGAATCGAGCCTTCTGACTTCTACTCCCGCCCTTTTAATCTGGGATTCGAGAAACTACCAGCAGAAATACAACAAGCCTACGGGCTTGACGTGGAGGACTTCTTGGAGTTCACCATCAACGAACTGAATAAAAAGTACAAGTAATGGCTATTACCATCAACCAGCAGCCGACCACCCGCTCCTTCGCAGGCAGCCCTATGGTCTATGCGGTAAGCTCAAACAACTCAGGCAACGCTGGATTCAAGTACGTTGCTGATGTATTCATCTGGTTTGGCTCAAGCGCAAGCGTGCCAGCGCAGTACGCCTACCGCCTCATCAAACCGAAGGAGTCGGTGAGCAACCTATACGGCTACTTTGACGTGAGCAACATCGTAAGCTCGTACCTCTCGCAGACCGACATCGACCACGCAGCAGGAACCGCTACCGACAATGAGCAGACGGTAGTCAACGTGCAGGTGAAGTTCCGTGAGTACACGACCGCTGGAGGCGTTGCTGCGGTAAGCGCAACATCCAACACCATCCAAGCCTATGACGGATACACGGAGTTCGTGGATGGCGTAAACGCAACAACCGCAACTGGAGTGCTAACCAGCGGCAGCACCACGCAATACATCCAAGAGGGGCAGGCTATGACCATCGGTGTAGTGCCTGCTCTGGTCAATGGTATGCGGGTAGCCTACTCGGATGGTCAAACTGCGGTGGTAGACATCGCTGACTTTGGTGCGGTGGACTCCACCGACTCAACGGACAAGCTCTGGTTCCTGCCTGCTGGCCCTGCCAACCTCAACGATTCGGTCATTGACCCGAAGCCTGAGGATATAACGGATTTGTTATACTATGACCTGTCGTTAGGTAACCTC